AGCGCGTTTTTGTAATAATCGTATTAAAATATATATAGTAATGAAAATAATAATCAATATTATAATCTTTTTTAAATTTGACATTTATTTTATGTTAATATTATAATATAAATTATAGTTATATTATAATATAAACTCATGCCAGGTGGATTACTAAATATTATCTCAGAAGGAAACAATAATGTAATATTAACTGGTTCTCCTACTAAAACTTTTTTTAATATAACATATTCTAAATATACAAACTTTGGTTTACAAAAGTTTAGATTAGATTATGAAGGTAGTCGCGATTTACGTTTAACCGAAGATTCTGTATTTAAGTTTAAAGTGAAGCGATATGCTGAATTATTAATGGATACTTATGTCGCAGTTACAATACCAGATATTTGGAGTCCATTATATCATCCATGTGAATCAACCAATGATCAATGGGCGCCATATGATTTTAAATGGATTAAAGATTTAGGTTCACATATGATTCGCGAAGTATCAATTACATGTGGAGGTCTTACCCTACAAAAATATACTGGTGAATATTTTGCATGTATGGTAGAACGTGATTTTACTGCAGAAAAGAAGAAATTATATAACCAAATGACAGGGAATATAAATGAATTCAATGACCCAGCGAATGCACATTCTCGTATAAATTCTTACCCTTCATCATTTTATTCATCTAGTTCTACTGGTTCAGAACCATCGATTCGCGGTAGAACATTGTATATTCCTATAAACAGTTGGTTTACATTAGATAGTCGTTGTGCATTTCCGTTAGTTGCATTGCAATACAATGAATTAGAAATAACTGTTACAGTAAGACCTATCCAAGAATTATTTCAAGTACGTGATGTCTTTGATCCAGATAATTCATTTCCATATTTACAACCAGATTTTAATCAACCACAGTTTCAAATGTATAGATATCTACAAACACCGCCTTCTGTATTTATGGATCCAAGTTATTATGAGAATAAAATAAATATATGGAACGCAGATATTCATCTAATCGCTACTTATTGTTTTTTATCAAAGGATGAAGCTCAATTATTTGCAGCAAAAGATCAATTATATTTAGTAAAAGATATATTCAAATACGATTTTGAAAATGTTACAGGTTCAAAGCGGGTTAAGTTAAAATCGACTGGAATGGTAGCTAATTGGATGTTCTATTTACAGCGAAACGACGTTAATATGCGTAATGAATGGAGTAATTATAGCAATTGGCCATATAGCGCGTTGCCGTCTGATATAGTTATAGCACCGTCTACGATACCGAATAAATGGTATCAATCTGCATATAATATGGGTATTATTAAAGGTCCACAATATAATAAAGATGGTAGTATTACTGGATTTTATACTACAGGTGATTACACTTCAGTGAATCAAAAAGAAATACTAATTACCATGGGCATATTATTGAATGGAGAATATAGGGAAAATACATTAACAAGTGGTATATTTGATTATATCGAAAAATACATAAGAACACAAGGTTCAGCAAAAGAAGGGTTATATTGTTATAATTTTTGTTTAAATAGTAGTCCATTTGAATATCAACCATCCGGTGCAATAAATATGAGTAAGTTTAAAAATATAGAAATGGAAATTACCACATATGCGCCCGAATTTGATAGTATCAATTCAAATTTTAATATAATTTGTGATGGAGATGGGAATGCAATTGGTGTTAATAAACAGAATTGGCAATTGTTTGAATATAATTATAATTTAACTGTATTTGAAGAGCGGTATAATATATTATCATTTGTTGGCGGAAATGCTGGATTAATGTATGCACGATAAAATTCGGAATAATAAGAAAACATATATTATAATATTATAATATAGGATACATAATATTATAAATGGATACAGAAACTACTATATGGAAAAAAAATAGATTGGAAGAAAAAGATTTAGCTAATGGAGAACAATACAATAAAATAGAAGCATTTCAAAATAGCATGAATGATTTTCCAGAAATAATAGAGGTTGAAAAAAAAATTAATAAAATTAATAAAAAACGAAAGGGGTTTTCAAAGAATCCTATATTGGAAAGCATTTATGAAGTAGATGATCCTAATACTATTTCTACAATTGAAAATTTTGAAACAAAACAACTACCTAAAAAAAATAGTAAACCTGTATCTACTCCTTCATCAAATGAAACTGCTAAAAAAAATACAAAAGTAAAAAATATGATAGAAATTGCTAAAAGTTTAAATGATGCATTGGCGCTAAAGAACAGAGATTTTGCTGATAACGAATTAAAAAAAGAAATCAATGTAATCAAGGGATTTGAAAAGGCAATAAAACAAAAATCAAAAAATGACAGGTGGTGTAAAGATAACCCACAAACCATGTTTTTAACCTCATTGCGTTCTGTTATTTTATATGTTAAATATCCAATTATTTACATTGATTATATTATAAAAAAATTGGGAATTATTATATCAAAAACTTTATCTAAGAACAAAGCGAATGATTCAGATAAGCGTGTAGTAATTAAACGGTTGAAAGAGTTTATATATCTGTTTATAAGCTTATTTATTGTTTATAATTGGTTTTTTATTTGGTGTTTTAAATATGATGATGGAAAAGATGGAGAACATGTAATTACAAAAAGCATTAATATAAATTTATTCGAAAATTCAGAATGGAGTATATTGAAATTTATGAATAAACTCTTTAAATATTTATTTGAATTTATCATAGCTCCAGTAGCATTATTTGATTATTTATTTACAATAATTTCACCGGTTGCATTAGATTACATTAAAACTGTTAATATGAAATGGGTATTTTTATTTATAATAATTTCAAGTTCATTCACAAAAGTTGGGGGTTATTTTAAAGATTTATTTTTCCAATCATTGCAAGTTTGTTTTGCAAGAGACAGTCCAGGAGAAACCTTTGGTAAAAATTCAGCTTCTTTTACTAGCTATCCATTTTTACATACATTGATTGCGGGTTCTTATATAAAGTCCTTTTGGGAAAATTTCGAAATTCCCATATTCCTTTTTATAGCGGTATTTAATGCAATCGGTGGATTGATTCGTATGATGTTTTCCCACTTTTGTGTATCTTTGGCAGCGATATTTGTTTGCATATATTTGTTTGTCTATTCATTTTTAGCTATACCAATTTATTCAAAAAAATCAATAAGCGAAACCATGAAACTAATCGAAAAATTTATTAGAGAGTCTATTATAGATAAACCTGAATTAAAAACATGCAATGCTACGGAAGAATGTAAAACCAAAACATTTTTGGATTATATAATACAATTTTTACAAAGTATTACAAATGTAATTTATATGTATATTTTTTCCATAGCAATTATTTTGGTTCTATTTAATTCTATTATAGTATATGCTTTAGAATTGGATAACCATGAGCTTAAAATGTCATTGATTATGATTTCATTATTAATGATGTTTTGTATAGGAATTTCGAAATTACAAAAATTTGGTGATATTTTTTTCAATAAACCCGATAAAGAATAAAACAATAAAAAACAATATAGAATATTTTTATTTATTATAATAGATAACAATATTTTTGAATGACTAAGAAAAAATCACAAACGAAAACCATGCCACTCGTATCAGTATGCACACCGACATTTAATCGACGTCCATTTATTCCAATTATGTTTGAATGTTTTCGAAATCAAACATATCCAAAAGATAGAATTGAATGGATTATAATCGACGATGGAACGGATAAAATTAAGGATTTGGTAGATTCAGCAAATATTCCACAAATAAAATATTTTCAAATTGATAAAAAAATGACATTAGGTGCAAAACGTAATTTAATGCATGAAAAATCAACTGGTGCAATATTGGTTTATATGGATGACGATGACTATTATCCTCCTGAACGAATTCAGCATGCTGTAGAAAAATTACAGGAACGAAAGGATGTTCTTATTGCAGGATCAAGTGAATTATATATTTATTTTAAACATATACAAAAAATGTATCAGGCTGGTCCATATGGACCAAACCATTCTACTGCTGGAACGTTTGCATTTAAACGCGAATTGTTAAGTATGACTAGATATAATGAAAATGCGTCATTAGCAGAAGAAGCCGAATTTTTAAAACAATACTCATTTCCAATGGTTCAATTAGACCCGTTAAAAACGATATTAGTTTTTTCTCATATACATAACACTTTTGATAAAAAAAATCTGTTGTTAAATCCACATCCTGACTACATGAAAGAGTCAAATAAAACAGTAGATATGTTTATTAAGTTTAAAGATGAAGATAAAATCAAAAAGTTTTTTCTTAAAGACATTGATCGTTTATTAGAGAAATATAAACCAGGTGATCCTACAATGAAACCTGACGTGTTAGAACAAATTAAAGAAATTACTGCAAAACGAGAGAAAATGATGAGCGAACAAAACGATCCACAGATTATGATGCAGACACCAGGTAAAGAACCAGTTAAACTTAGTTTACAAGAAGCCGCAAATATTATTAACACTATGCAACAACAGGGACAAGAACTAATTCGTAAAAATAGTGAATTAGAAGGTATAATTTCACAGTTGCAAAAACAATTGGTTAAATTTCAAATGCAGGGTAATAGCGGAACTCCAATATTTGATATTCCATCGATGCAATCAAATGAAATAGACGACATTCGCAAAGAAAATGTTGAATTAACAAATAAAGTATTAACTCATATTAATAACGAAAAAATATTAAAAATGGAAATTCAAGAATTAAAAAATAAAATATCAAATCTTGAATTAAAACCCGCGCCATCTAATATTAAAAGTGAACCTACAATAAAACCAATTGAAATTATAAAAGAAAAATCGAAATTTGAACCAGAAATTAAAGTAGTTATATAAACTATAATTCATCAAATATTTCTTCATCAATACATGCATCAGTATCTTTCTTTACATTTTTGTCTAAATAACGATACATTCTTTTTATATCCAACTTATTAATACTATAATCCTCAAATAATTGTTCGACTATGTTAATTTTATCAGCTTGATTATAAAAATCTTTACCATAAAATAGTCTTAATTCTTGGAAAAAAGCGATTAAATCTTTCTTATCCATATCTAATTTTTGCGCCATATTATAAATAAACAATTGATTATTGTATTCGGTCGAATATTTTGTTAAAACCTTAGTAAATCGTACTTCTGAATCGAATTTCGTCTTATTTGTGAATGTTTCATGATATAATTTGTTATTATAAAACGTTTTGATTAATGAACTCATTTCATTGAATTGCCATATTTGATTTTGAAATGTAATTCTATCCATATAATCAGCAAAACACATATTATTTAGTATTTTTAAATAGAATGGATAAGATTCGTTTTTCGGATATTTTGAAATTACATCAACAATATTTTCATGCCATATTAATGCAATGATTGTTCGGTCAGTTTCATTCATTATATTATTATGTTTTTCAATTGGGATATGTTCGTTAATAAGCAACTTTGTGATATTTTTGGAATCTTCATTGTATGATTTTAAAAGCAAAATATGTTTTATTAAATTTTCATTCAATGTATTTGGATTATTATTGTATATTTTTTGTATAAATTGCAATTTTCGCATATCACCTTGTATGTATTCCAATATATGAGATTTCATTGGTATATTTGGGATGGTTTTGTCTAGTATTTTTGATATTTGTGTTGTAGTTGGTGTTTTTAATTCAAATGTATTACACACTTTCATAAGTTCTCTCATTTTCTTATCAAATAAATAATTACCAATACAAATGATCGGGTTTAATGTTATGTCTTCTAATCTTTGCTTTTTTGTTTTTTTCTGACGAATTAATTTGATTAGAGCAGTAATTCCCCCTTTGTCGCCATTATTCATTCCATCAATTTCATCCATAACAATTGCTATCTTTTTAACAGTTTTTGTCATCATATGGAGAACATTTCTGTTTGAAATGTTATTATTTGTAATAGTATCAATTAATGCTTTATTTCGAACATCTCCTGCATCATATTTAACTACATCATAATTCATTTCTTTTAATAAATTCATTATAAAATGTGTTTTGCCACATCCTGGAGAACCGTATATGTATATTCCTTTTTTAAAATCAAGCTTCTTGCAGTTATCATCAAAATTGTGTAAAATTTGTTTTATTTCTTGTGAGATTTGTTCCCTTCCGAGAACTTGGTTTATATTCATTATGTTTATATGGAGTCTACTATTATTACAATGTATTTTTTATGTTAATTTATAACGAATACAAATTTTACACCTTTTTACATTTCAAACACCGATCATTCGTTTAAATTTATAATAAAATTGTATAACATTATAATATATGAATTTAGAAGAAATAGTTGATAATTCGAGAACCGACAAAAATACTGTACATTCATACATACCTCTCTATCAAAATTTACTGATAAATAAAAGGGAAACTGCTAAAAATGTATTAGAAATCGGAATATATAAAGGCGGAAGTATAAAATTATGGAGTGATTTTTTTACAAATGCGAATGTTTATGGATTGGATATTATGAATATTAATGATGTATGGGAAGGT